ATGTGAGAAAACATATTTCCGATCTTACCCGATGCAACCGATGCTGTGTTTCCGATATTCTGAAGCATACGATTAAATGCGCTTGGCTGACGTGTTTTTAAGCTTGATGACATCTTACCCATTGAAGCGCTTGCTTTATCTGCTTTTTTTCTTACGTCATTTAAACTTGAAGAAACGTTACGCGCTCCCTCGTTTGTGTTCTTAAAAACACCCCCTGACCCAGAGATTTTTTTATTTAAATCATCAAAGTTTTTTCTAATCTTTTTTAGTACGCCAGAAAATTTATCAATTGCAGTAATGTTGTATGAAATCTTAAAAGCCATTTTATTGTCCTTTTAAATGCACTGCTTAGATTTTAGCACAATATATAATTAATAGCCTTTTTGTATTTAATAGAAAAATTTGCCATGGCAAAATAGTGATAATAGTGAGTTATTTTTTTAGAATTTGCCATGGCAAAAAATTAAAACTTTGTCTGTTTGATCATCTCTTTAGCTATTCTGTTCGCATGATCAACAGCATTTGCAAGCTCATGTATCGGCATATTGCATGCCTCAGAATAGCTAATACCCCCCTTATAAAAATATATCGTATTAAATATAAGTTGATCTAGCTCGCTTTTTTCAACGAGCCAACGATAAAAACATTTATGTATTCTCCTAGAGCATTCTCAATGTCACCCATAGAAAGCTTATCATATAGCAATTGATTCATTTCTATGGTGTTATCAAATAACGCTGTCTTTGGTGTAAACAAAATGCCTTTAAATGCCTCAAAAATCTTGTCGGTGTCTATATCTGACATCATCAAAAGCATAATCACTTGTTCTGCTGTTATATCACTACTTGATTCGCTTTCGCTTGATTCTTTTTTATCGCTATCTTGTTCTGCTGTTATATCACTACTTGATTCGCTTTCGCTTGATTCTTTTTTATCGCTATCTTGTGATTGCTCAGACTTCATAAAAGATTTAATAATCGCAGATTTAAGCACAACGTAATGCTTTTGGTGTTTGCTTGTAGGTGCTTTTATTACTAACTCTCTGTAGTAATTCTCGCTACCTGAAACCGTCAAGCAAACTGGGTTTTCTAAGCTTACAATAATTTCATCTTGCATAATAATCTTTACCTTTACGTTGTTGTTATTTAATTAAAAAATTTGCCATGGCAAAATCGAGCAAAACATGAAGGAAAACAAAAATTTTGTCATGGCAAAAAGTGGCTGCGTATTATACAGCAGTTTGCCCTTTAAACTCTAAACTAACTTTACCATCGCTTGATAGCTCAACTTCATATTGATTAGTTAACGCACAACCAACAAAAGTCCTTGTGATTGACTTCCCAGTGATTGAGTCTTTACCAGTTAGTGTTATCGTATTTTTGTTAAAATTGTTTTTCCAACCCCTAATTGCTTCTACATTTTCAACAGTCGGTAGCATGTCAAAGCTAACCATGCTTATTTTTTGCTCGATATTGTCGCAGTAAACTTGGATGACATTTCCGCCACCAGTTGATTGTACTTTTAAATCCTGCTCGCCTAAACCCTCTTGGAATTTAACAGTATTTGCAGCAACAGGGATTGGGTTGTTATTAATGTTTATACTTGGGTTATTTATTATCGTTGCCATGCTTTAAGCTCCTTAGATGTCAAATTGTAACTGGAATGTGCTTACAATGTCGCGCAACTGTGTGACTATTGGCACGCGCTGCAACACTGTCGCTTTACCGTTTGCAAGGTCAACCGTAACACTTAGGTTTGCTTTATAATAAGCAAGTGCCGCTTCTCCTGCTTGTGTCAAAACGTACTCTTGACCGCTTAGCGTTGTGTAGTAACCGACAAACTTTGCACTTATAGACTCAGCATTATTAATGTTTCTAAATGGCACTAGATCGCCATCTGTTAAACGTGATTGCGCAAAGTCTGCTTTTGCATTGTTGAACATAAATTCACGTGCATTGCTTGAAGTGTCAACATAGTTTAAATATTTGAAGCTCACATCTGGATTGCCAGCATTATCTGTCTTGTAAGTTGTGACAACTTCACCAAGTATTACCTCATTATCAGAAACATTGTTACCAAACACTGTGATACCTGCATCATTCAACTGATCAATTTGTGTGGCTGTAAATCCAAGTGAACTATCAGCAACTAAAATGTTTGTCATAGGCGTATTTGAGTAAGGCAAACTTGCCAACGCTGCACCGCCAAACACATCAAGTGCCCCACCTGAACCTATGACAATTCTTGAAATATCTGCATCTTCAGTTAAGCGCAACGATCTAACCGCTGCAACCATTGAAGACTTAATATAATCAGATTCGACAAATAATGAACCTTTTTGTAAATCGTTGCTTACTGAAGCATCTCCAATAATAACTAGTGATTGGCTATTGTGCGCATTCCCAAGCGTTTCTAAATTTGTTAAGTTATCAGTTGAAGCAACGAATGCAACCCCATCAAGTACGTTATTTGTAACATTGAAGCGTGGATCCAAAAAGTCTTTTAAATACGTTACACCGTACGCAAATGGGCTAACAATCGATTGATAACGAATATTCCCGACAACATTAAAAACAGTAGTGGTTGCAGGGTCAGTTGCACCGCCAGTAAATGCTGTCGTTGTCACTGTAACGCCCGCTACTGAACCATCAATTTTAGATGTAAAGCTATTTGCTTCTGTTCCGCCATTTTCTGCTGTTAGTGTTACAACACCAGTAACATTTGCGGCAGTAACAGGGATATTTGCATTTGCTGTAATTGCAGTTACTAGCTTATCGCCGATTGTTGTCGGTGTGTCTGTTGTAACAATAGCAATTGGAAAAGTGTAATCTTTCTCACTTACGATAGATACGTTAATAGTACCCGCTGCCGTTGGTGTTCCTGTAAAAGTGATCGTAGCTGTAGCTTTTACAGCTGAACCATCATCATCTAAAGCAATAGCGTCAAAAATAGTTACACCATTTTCTTTTCTAGCTGCACGAATCATACCAGCAAGCATTGATCTTGCGCCAAAAAGCGTATCCCAGCTATTATCATTTTGAATGTTTTTAATCAGTTGTCCTGCTGTTGCAGTACCGCCTGATAACTTTTGACCAACAAACAACACCCTTTGCGGTTTATTGCTGATTGTTGTCTGTGCTGGCACTATGCTTATTGATACCTTTGGTCTTGAAATTGTAGTCATTATTCACTCCTTGGCTTTTTAACTGTTGATAGTATAGCAACTAATCACATTAAAGCATAAAATTACAACGGCTCATCATCTAAATTTATTTGATCATTGGTTAGATTTTCACCAAAGATATTTAAAATTCTCATATCTAAGTCTCTAAATGCGCGTGTTGATCCAAAATAGCCAACGTCAAAATTAGTTATTTGAGAAACTTGCTGCCATTTGTACTGGTGTACATAATAAGCTTCACTATAAGCAGTTATACCATCACTTACTGGCACAACATTGCTCACTGGTGATGAACCCGCCAAACCATTATCAAACTTTGCATTGATCAATGTTTTGTAAAGTGCCGCGCGTAATACTTCTGCTTTGTCTCTAGCATCGCGCCCTGTGATCTTATCACTTGACGGTATAAAAACGTAAGTCGTAAATTCTGCTAACTGCTCCATATTCCATGCGTTTTGATTTCCTTGGTTTTGTAAGGCATCTAGTGGCGCACCTCGGCTTTTACCCATTGTTACGTCATCTAGCACAACAAATAGCCAAGGCTCAATTGGTGTCTGTGACTCGTAAGCATCCGTTAAACGCTCGATGTTCGTAGCACCTGATACGTTTATACCCGTGCTAACTGTCAAGTTACTAGCGTCAATATTGGTATATGGGTTGCCGGTAACTGTTACCCTTATTTCTGTCGTACTTAAAACTGTAATTGTATGAACGCCATTTATAGGATTATCCTCAATGTTCTCAAGCAAGTAAACAGTACCAAATGGCGTGGTCTGTGACCCAAGGGTGTAGCTATAGTGGAAAGTTCGCCTATTCGGTACTGTCAACAACATAAACGTGCCATTTACTGCACTTACGGTGCTGTTTGCAAGCGTTATTGTGTTTTGCCAATTCTCAGTTAAATCATGATCTGTTACTGTTGTCGCTGTCGCTGTGTTATTAGCATTAAAAGTTAGCGTGTCAATCTCAGTATTAACAAGCACATTGCTTATGGATATTTGATCACCGGTTGTTAAGTTATGCGCGGCAGTAAATGTAATATCAATATCATTACCTGCAATACTCACACTTTGAACAGCAAGTTGAGTGCTGAAAAGCGTTGAATAACGCGGCAAGAAAGTAGCAATGTGTTTTATTATATCTGAGCAAAGCATTCTATCGCCTTAAATAGTCTTTCAAAAAATCCTCAACATCTACATTATACATTATTTGGTCGAAAATAGCATTTCCTGCAATTGCACCATATTTTGCAAAACACATTTTCTTTAGCTTCGCAGAAAGTAACTGATTGCGCTTATTGAGTATTTGATTCTCATGGCTTGCAATTATGTAAAATAGCAAAAACTCGCTAATATGATTGTCACTGTACTTGTTGTCATCGTAATCGATCATTTTGCACACTCCGTTTTTTTTGAGTGTAGTAAATGTTTTCATATCTGCAACACAACCGTTTCAGCTAGCAAAGCTGTTTTTATATCAGCGTAAGATTCAGAAACAGCAAGTTGCTCATGGTCAAACTTTCTAACTCCGTCTTGCAAATAGCCGTAGCTCGGAGTCAAGTAAAGACACGTGCCGCCTGTTATTTCTTCGCAATAGACAATGCTCATCTTACTAACAACCATTTTGACACTGTCGCTTAGTCTTTTTACTTCTAAAAACATATTTCAAACCTGATTTTGTTTTTTATAATTATAACTCAAGCAACACCTATAATCGATTTTTTCAAGTTTTCAAAATGCTTTCTACTTGATTCGCTATGTATTTCTTTTGGCGCTGTGTTAGCTTGTATGTACTTGAAACGTTCCTTGCAATTCTCTCTGGCCTCAGCTTTCATTGCTTCGGATTTTTCATCTAAGTCATATTTAACTCTAGCGTTTTTGTGTATCATGTATTTGTTGTTTGCTAGTTGTGTTTCAATACAGCGCATGAATTTTGTGAAGTTGTAAAAACCTTTGAAGCAGGTTCTGTCCATCCATTCAGCTTGTATTGATTTAACTGTCTCGTGCTTGTTTGTGCATTTTGCTTCAAGCAAGTCAACTAGCGCAACAATAGCAGAACCTTGTGCTTTACTTGTCCGCCACTGTCTTTTTTGATCTGCTCGTGCTATTTTCATATCAACGCTTTGCTTTGTCTCGTTGTGAACTCGTACGTTTTTGGTTACTTGCGTTTTGAGCGCTGTTTCAGCGTCTTTTTTTGTTTCAGCGTGTGTTTGTGTGTTTTTGACATTATCGTTTCTTGATGGTGATTCTATGGCGCTAGAATTATCTAAAACAAAATCATCAAAAAGGTTAGCTGCAATATCTGAGATTTTTTTTGATTTAGTCTTTTCTTGTTCGGCTAAAAACTCTAAGTCTTTATATTCTTCTTCAGCTTGATAGTCATCTTCACAAAACTCAAAATTTGGGAAAGCTTCAAATTCTTCACAATCAGAAAAAGAAAAAGCAGAAAAAGAAGCCGAAGGCTCAGTAGCCATTTCACCTTCGCGAGCGCACGCGTTAGACAAGTCTTTAGAACTGCTAAGCTTTTCTTGATGATTTATATTGGTGGTTATACATGATGGTTTGGGGTCGTTTTCCGCCCTACCCCCTAGGTCGTTTTCCGCCCTACCCCCTAGGTCGTTTTCCGCCCTAGTGATTTTTTTACCTCCATCTGGCGGGTTGTCGTTTGTCATTCTAACATTAATCATGTAACAATTTTGAAACTTGAAGTATCTTGGCGCTATATGATCTTTATCTACTTTTGATATAAAGTTTTTCTCTATTAAAAATCTTATTGAATCTTTTATAGCAGTTCTTGAGCAAGAACATTTTCTCTCCAAAGTCGTAAAACTAGGATAAGCAACATTCTCATCGTTTGCATAATCTGCCAATGCAATCAAAACCAATTTTGCAGAACTCTTTTTTATTTCTTGATTAAAAGCCCAATTAATAGCGTTTATACTCATTCACCAATCTCCGATTGTTTTTTATTTTCTATGCATGAACAAGAAATATTGACATATTGCAAAAATAATTTAATATTTCACTTGTTCTTGAGCAGCGCAACGCTGCCGTTTGTCCCCCGCTTAAATTGAAACCTCAAGCGGGGGGTTTCCCAGTAGTTTAATCCCTTCTAAAACAAATTGCCAAGTGATTAGTCCGTTTTCAATGATCATTTTTTTTGATCATTAACCAATATTGATAAATTAAAATCATCATAAAAACTATTAACGATTAAAAATATTGATCATTAAATTTAAGTAATAATTTTTTTTCATCATTAAAAAATCTTATTAAAAAATATAAATCGATAAGTTTTTACTATCTATAGTGACCAGTTTAATTTCCTTTCGGCTTTTAACTTTTTGATACGCTCCTTAATCGAGTCAATAATGCTTTTGCTTAAATCAATTTGCGTCATTATTGATAGTTTTGATATATCGCTACTCTCACAATCTTTTAATTTTAATACTTTACTAATAGCTAATTGGATTACTCTTATTTCATGTGTGTACATGTCATAGCCAACAACATACCCGCCATTGACGCAATGCTTGCATACTGGGCAAATATTATTGTCACCATTGCAGCAGTAATTGCACTCTGTGAACTCGACTATGTTTAAACAATTATCGCACCTACATTTTTGCATCTAACACACGCTTGTTTTTTAAAATTGCATTTACAGCCTCTTCATGATCTATTGTTATAAATTTATTATCTTTTAAGTTGTCAAAATCAAAATCACTTATGATCTCTTTAACTATAGTTGACGATACTAGAACTTCTCCAGTACATCTTATTTTACGTTTAGTAACTAGCTTAAATTCATTATCGTAATAATTAACTTGATAAGCATCTATATATAAAGATGTTCTCAAATATGGAAAACCTGTTTCAGAAACATCATCAGGGTTATTTAATAATTTTTTGTATTCTTCGTCGTTCATTTTACAAACCTTGTTTTATATGATTAGTCTTTCTTTTTTATATTATTTTTGATACATTCTATTGACAGAACTAAGATTGTCAAGTAATATAGCAACTGTAGACAACAACGAGGATTTAAAGATGAAACTAAAAGAATTAAAAGACTTAATATCTAAAATTGAAAAAGAAAACGGCAACAATCTCGACGATTGCGAAGTGTTTATTTCAGACAGCGACCATACATTGATGGAATTAGAAAACGCCATTATTGGGCACCATCCCCTTAGTACTATAGAAAAACAAATATACTTAACAGTTGATTGATAATTATAAGGATTGATAAATGAGTAGTAATTTAACTAAAATTGATAAAAAGCAGTTGTTGCAAATATTGAAAAAGCATGAATTGTGGCTAAATAATGATGAAAACGGAGAAGAGGCTGATTTTGGTAATATTGATGTCGATGAGTCGTCAATTGGTGAAATGTACGGAAAATGTTTTAAATCTTTCGGTTGCAAAAGTTGCAGTGAATAAAATGAACAACTACTATAAAGGAATGATAACTATGAATATAGATAAAGAAAAACTACTAAGAGTAGCAACAATAATTTCATGCACTGCTATTGAGAATTTTATAAAAAAAACAGATTTAGATTCTTACACTGTGATAGTAAATAAATTGCCACACGAAAGAACTGATATTGTTTCTAATCATGCATTAGCAGTATATAAAGTGTTAAGCGAAAATGAAAAGGCGCTAGATAAACTTATAAGCAACATAAACGAAAGTGCCGTATTTCATTAATTCAATATAGGAAAATAAAAGTGAACAATTGGATAAAAGTAAGCGATAGGCTTCCTGATATAGATGAAAAAGTTTTAACGTTGCATGGTGAGAGTATAGATATGTTACGTTATGACGGATACAAATGGCGTCAGGGTTATGATGTATTCACTCCACCATCACATTGGCAGCCATTACCAGATTTACCTAATAGAAATTAACTAGAACTTACAATTAGTTTTGCTGATCTTAAGAAAAAATAAATTAAGTGGTTGTTTCCAAAATAAAAATAACCACTAACGATTAATCTGCGCCACTATCTGAGTTCTTACATAGTTTATCGTGTTCTTTGCATCGTTCTTGATAGCTTTAATTAAAAAAGGTCGTGGTGCCATTTTAACAGTGCCTAGCTCCAAGTATTTAGAATACTTAACTATGTTACCAAATTCTAAAATATTTGAACTGTGCGCTCTGAAATCAGTACCGTCGCGCAGCTTTCTTGTTATATTAGCTGGTGCTTCTCCTGCCGCTGATGCTTGGTGTAGACGCCTTTTTTTTAGACGTCTACCTTGTGAGCCTACATAAACCCAATACAATCGACCTGTCTTAGGGGGTGAGTTAATCAGCCTTTTTGCTTCTCTAACTAATGACTTGCCCGCTAAGTAAAAACCGTAGCGAATACCTTTATTATTCAATTTACCAAGGCGTTCAATTCTAGGCGCGTTCGAGTCAAACTTAGGGCTGATATAAATCATATAAAGTTTACCTCTTTAGTTGTGGTACCGCGCTCGCGTGATTCAATCTTTAAATAGCGGTTATAACCGTCCAAGGCCTGGACTGTTTCTACTGTGAAATATTTGCTGTCAAACTCAATTAAAGTAGATTTTAATGCGTATGTTGTGAATCTTATATAAAAGTTATGCGTTATGACTTTTCTAATGTTTGTGCTGTCAATGTCCTCAATTCCTTGGGTTATCTCAAGCCCTGCTTTTACTGTCAAAGGATTGCTTAGCTTAACGCCAAAATCGCTTGCTGTAGGTGCTGTTAAGTCTCTCGTATGCAAAATAATAGTATGACGCAAGTCACCTGTGCAGATTTTAACCCTAGAATCAATTCTTATTGTTTTGCATTTGCCCATGACTTAACTCACTTTTTCTTTTCTTTTTTTGTGTCTTTTGATTCTTCTGTTTGGATAATTTTAGAACTAATAAGCTTAACAATTCCATTTTTTTCTAATCTGATAAATTGATTGTAGCATACTGGATCATCGTTATAAGTTGGCGCGTCTACTTCATCACCATTCTTATGCTCAATTTTAGAACCGAATCTATTTACAATTGAACAAGTAACGTTAAATTTAAAAGTATGTACTGTATTTTGCCAATCCTGCATTTTAAAGCCTCTCTATCCTGTTTTGTAATAGTATAGCACGCGCTGCTCCGCTAACATAACGACTTACTGTCTCAAAGTCACAGTTGCAGTCTCCACGATCTGCATATAACGCCCCAACAATATTCATAATTGCATTGATAATATTATTTGGTGCTGTAGCCGTGCCTGCTGTAAACGTGATTTTAATTGACTGCATGCGATTATCTTTATCTGTCGGGTATGTCTTACCATCAACTAATAAAATGCGGCTAAAGTCGTTACTCTTAACAAAGTAATAAACACTTGTATCAAGTGTGGTAAATACACCATTAACTAAATATTCGATACTAACTATCGAATTTACTGGCGCTTTAGTAATTAAAAAGTTTTCTGTGTCTTGTCTATCATAGCCATATTGATTGCTGTAATCCCAGTAGTCACGAAAAGTCTCATACGTACGCACTAGATAGTCACGTCTTGTGAAACTCTCAGCATAATTAGTAGCAGTATCAAGATAAATGCTTAATAGTGCATCATCATCGCTTGTCGTGATGTTCAAATGCTGCTTAATCGTAGCAAGTGAAACAATTTGACCAACAGGTGCAACTGTCTCATTATAGTAATACGGCTTTGAGTTTGCTGTTTCAGGATATAATATGCTTGTGCCGTATCTTAGTAAGTTGCTCATTTACTCACCTTTTTGGATGTTAAACGTGTTTTTTTTGGCTGTTTTACGTCTTTTGATTCTTTTTTTTCATCGTTTTTTAAAGTGGAATCACTTTTTTCATCATCAACGCGCTTTGCAAGTCCAAGATCAACAAGGCGATTGCATAAATTAATATCATAACCGTCTAAATTTTGATCTTTGTTAAAGTCAACAACAGTTATCCCATTTAACGCATATCTGCAATTTTGAACAATCATAAACTTCATATGCAACCACCTCTCTTTTTTTAGTTTTTATTAATCTTCTACAGCTTGCAGTTCTGCGATTTGCGTTGAAATAACGTGCAAATCAGCGCCAGTCGTTACACCTGTAGAAACAATGTTTAAACGAACGTAGCGCTTGTTTCCAAAAACACCAATGGTTTTAAGCTTAGCACCTGAAGCGCTGACTGCTGTTAGCTGCATATTAGCAAGCGTACCGATCAAATTATCACTTGATAAAGCTGCTGCATCAGATAAACCTGAATCATTGCCATGCTCGATAGTTACGTCATACGTTCCATCAGTGTAAGCCGATGACATTAACGTAAACATTAAACCAAGCTCAAAGTTAGCTGTATCTAAAATCGCACCATTGGTAGTTGTATTTGTAGTGATATTCGCACTTAAAGCTACGTTGCTCTGCGCGTGTGATCTAATATCTTTTACTGCCATTTTATTAACTCCTTTAAGGGCTTTCGCCCTTTTTTACTGTTTTAATGATTAAAATAATTAAGCTGATAGCTTCAATAGCTTCAATGCTTCGTAGTTAGTAACATCACCGCCTACACGCTTAGTAGTATAGAACTGCACGAATGGCTTAGATGTGTAAATGTCACGAATCACACGGAATCCTAGGCGATCAACAATCGTATAGCCTACGCTGAAATCACCGTACACCATAGATAGCGAATCAGCCGCGGCATCTGGCAAGTCATTCATAAACACTACTTGCTTGCCTAATAGCATTAACGTACGCGCTTCTTGTAAGAAGCGAGTATCGAAAATATAACGACCTTGGTTATCTTTTAAAGTAATGATCTGTTCAAAGTTCTTACGTCTAATTCCCCAAATTGCATTTGCTTGATAATCTTCTTTTAAAGAGTTTTGCAAATCTTTCAAGCCATCACCAGTGATATTGCCACTTGATCCAGAAACAATTTGCTCAATAGCTCCACGTCCATAAGCACCAAACGCATCAGCTTTTTGTGGTGCTGTGTAATCAGGATACGTCAAGAAGCCACGTGGTTTTTGTGAACCGTCACCCAAAACGAACGCTGTATTTTCATCACGTGAAATACGATCAACAACCTTGCGAGAAATCCAAGCTTCAATATCAAAACCTGCATCATCAAGCATTTTTTGAGTTGCTTTAGGGTTAGCGTATTGCTCATGCACTGGAATGGTTAGTTTACCAATTGTCGCATTATCAGTTGTTGGACGTGCTTCTAGTTCAGATACCCAACCGCCAGACGTGAACTGTCCATCATCAATGATGAACTCTAAACTATCTGTATTTGTTGAAACAACGTTAGCAAAGCTACGAATTGGGCTTGTCTCAAAAATACGGCTAATCATGGTACTA